GATGCAAAAGAGTTTGACCAGTACAAGGAAAGATTTGTTACTGGAGCATCAAAGCACATCGAAAAGAAACAGGCAGAAGCCTTGTGGCACGACTTTGAAGCACACGCTGGATATTCTTTTAATAAGTCTCACGCTGTTGCTTACTCAATGCTTTCTTACTGGACTGCTTGGCTAAAGCGTTACTACCCACATGAGTTTATGTATTCTCTTCTTAAGAATGAAAAAGATAAAGAAACACGCACAGACTACTTAATTGAAGCTAAGCGTATTGGCATTACTATTCGTTTGCCACACGTTAATGAATCTGATATTGACTTTGCACTTGAAGGAGATGCAATTAGATTTGGTCTTGGAAACGTAAAGTATATTTCAGAAAACATTGGAAGTAAGATTATTTCTGGAAGACCTTATGCAGACTATGAATCTTTTAAAAAGCATTCTCTTGCAAAAGGGTCTGGCATTAACAGTCGTGCTTTAGAGGCTTTAAATAAAATTGGTGGGGCAGCCTTTATTGATAATCCAAGAACTGGATATGAAAAAGAAAGCTATTATGAATACTTAAACATTCCAGAGTTTACTAGTGATATTCCTAGATGGATAGAAGCATATGCAAAGCCCATAGAGGACTACTCAGAAGAAGGTTCATTTCTTGTCCTTGCAATGGTTAAGTCCATTAAGCGTGGAGAAGGCTGGAGCCGAATTGAGATTGTAGACAAGACTGGAAGCGTTGGCATATTTGATAGAGCAGATACCATTATTGAACCAGGAAAGATTTATATCTTCCTAGTGGCTGACAATAGAATTGGTGCCTATGCAACAGCAGAAGATTTAAAAAATACTGATGATCCATTCATTAAGTATATTCAAGCAAAGACAATGACTCTTGCGGACAAGGAGCTATACACTATTAGCTTTACGCCACGCAAAACAAAAACTGGTCAGAAGATGGCAAACGCTGTTTTGGCAGATAAGGATAAAGAACTATACTCAGTAGTTATCTTTCCAAACATGTATGCTAGTTCTTTAATTAATATGAAGCCAGGAAAAGTATGTAAACCCGTTTTACAACAAACACAATCAGGAAGTACCACAGTTAAGGAGTTTGAAAAGGTATGAACATAGATGAACTAGCTAAAGAAATTCATAAAAACGCAACTGAAAAAGGTTTCTGGGACTACATGTATGAGAATGTAGAGCCAAAGGCAGACCCATTTATCTTTTTTGCAAAACAGATTGCTATGATTCATTCAGAAGGAACAGAAGTTTTAGAAGCACTTAGAAAGCAAAAGGGTGCAAATGAAGTAGTAGAAGAATTAGCAGATGTTATTATTCGTGTGCTAGACCTGTATGAAGGTTTAAGAATGCATGGTGACGTAAAAGATTCTTTAGATGAAACACTAATGCGTAAGATGTCAATAAACACTCATAGAGCAAAAATGCATGGCGTTTTAGGGTGATATAATATAACATGTCAATCAGCGGTTACTTTTTAGAAGGCGTAGACGGAGAATTACTAATGGTAATTAGAAGTTATGATGAAGAGACAATGTATTCAATAATTAAGAAAATAGAAAGTATGAGAAGCCCAGAGATAAAGAAACTGGCAGAAATTTTGGAGATGCACTTTAATGAGCGAGACAGCAATGGAGGAGATTCTAGCAAAGCTAGATCCCAAGACAAGAAAAAGAGTACAGATAGCAACAGAAGTAGAAATAGAAAAACAGGCAACTCCCAGTTTAAGTCTTAATGTTGGACTTAAGGGTGGTCTTGGATATGGTCGTCAGGTTTTAGTCTGGGGAAACAAGTCTGCTGGTAAATCTTCTTTCTGTCTTCAGATGATTGGTGAGGCACAAAAAAATGGAAAGACCTGTGCCTGGATTGACTCAGAGCAATCCTATTCCCCTGAGTGGGCTACTAAGTTAGGTGTAGACTCCGATCAACTAATTTATTCTTCTGCTAAAACTATTAATGACATGGTAGACGTTGCCGTTGAACTAATGAATGCTGGTGTAGACATAGTTGTTGTAGACTCTATCTCAGCACTACTACCTGCCATCTACTTTGAAAAAGATGGAAACGAGCTTAAAGAATTGCAAGACACAAAACAAATTGGTGCAGAAGCAAAAGATATGACTCATGCTGTTAAAATGCTTAACTATGCAAATAAAAATACGTTGCTTGTACTTATATCGCAACAGCGTAACAGCTTTGGTGGAATGCACGCTACTCATATTCCTACTGGTGGTATGGCTGTTAAGTTCTTTTCTAGCACAATTATAAAATTATGGTCTTCAGAATCTGAAGCTAGTTCCATTAAAGACAAGATTGCTGTTGGTGACCGTTTGATTGAACAAAAGGTTGGTCGTCCAGTAAACTGGACAATTGATTATAATAAAACTGGACCTCAGTTTATTGGTGGATCTTATGACTTCTATTTTCAGGGAGAACATGTTGGCGTAGATAAGGTTGCAGACCTTGTTGACACAGCAGAGCTAATGGGCATTATTGAACGTGGTGGTGCCTGGTATACAGTACTGGATGAAAGATTGCAAGGTCGTGCAAAGGTAGTTGAATACGTTAGAGATAATCCAGCAATCTTTGATACCATTGAAAGTATGGTATATTCTAAGTTATGATAAATCCAAGTGACTTTATTAAAGTTACCCCAAAGCAAGAAATTGCTGGAGCCAAAGTAGGGGGAACATTTGTTTGCCAAGATTGTTTGGAGTCTATATCAGATGCTGTATTAGATGAAGATAAAATGATTCTTGTTTATACTTGTTCTTCTGGTCACGCAAATGAGGCTAAGATATGAGCGAACGTGGAGAATTAAAGAAAATTGGTGCTAAGGCTCATAAAAATTCAGGTCGTGGGCAGTATCAAAAAGCAGATGGCTCAACAGATGAATTTGTTGTAGATGTAAAAGAGTCTGCAAAAAGCTTTACTATAAACCAAGAGGTTTGGTCTAAAATAGTTACAGATACATTAAAGACAGACAAAAACAAGTATCCTGCATTGCTCTTGGCAATTGGAGAAACACATAAGATAAGATTGGCAGTAATAGAATGGGCTGCCCTAGAAGATTTATTGGAGAGAGCAAATGGAATCAACCCTTGAGTATATTAATCAAGTAACGGAGTTTAATGACATTCATGAATTTATGAGTGATCCAGACTTAGATGAGGCAATGGCAATGATTGTTAAAATTATGATGAAGCCAGACATCCCATCAGTTCAAGCAGTTGCTCTTATTGGAAAACTTCAAGCAATGAGTGCTAAATTTGGTATTCTTGCAACTTATTATACAACTGTTGGTAAGGGTCCAACAGGAAGTATTAATCACACAAAAAAAAATATTTACTATACAACTAAGGACTCCTTGGACAAAGTGGTAGATGCATTAAAGTATGTAGCACGATATAACTTAGGAGCCTGATATGGTAAACAATTTAATAAAGACACTAACAAGTAAGCCACGAAATACAAAGCTAGACCCTAAAAAGTTTAGACTTTCTATTGGCAGGGCTTACCTTCAGGGTAGAACAGCTAATGGATTTAAAAAGAAGACTACCTTTTCTCCATCAACAGTTGGTTATGGTCACGGAACGTGTCCCAGATACTGGTCAATTGCGTTCGATGGTGCTGAATTTAAGGAAACAGTAAACGCTCAGGGCGTTGCTGCAATGGATAATGGAACAGATGCACATACTAGATTACAAAAGGTTATTGAAAAGACTGGTGTCTTAAAAGAGATTGAAAAAGAAATTAAACTTGTTGACCCCCCTATTCGTGGATTTGTAGATTTAATAATAGATGCTGACGGAGAAGATATTGTTGGGGAAATTAAAACAATTAAAGATGAGCAGTACTCTATAAGAAAAGATACTTCAACGGGAGCTGATAGCCACATAGTTCAGCTACTTATTTATATGAAGGCTTTGAACCTAAGTGAAGGATTCTTGCTGTATGAAAACAAGAACACCCACGAGATTGCAATTGTGCCTGTCGTAATGTCTGAAGAAAATATTGATTACTCAGATTATATTTTTAACTGGATGAAAGAAGTAAGAAAAGCTTGGGAAGAAAAGAAGAATATCAAGCGTCCATTTAAAGAAGGTGGAAAACCATGTAACTACTGTCCAGTATCTGCTGCTTGTCTAGAAAGACCAGATGGAAGAACAAAGATAGATCCGCTAGTGGTGAGAAGTCAGTGTTAAAAGTTTGTGCAGAATGTCTTAACGAATTTAAGTTTAAAACACATAATCAAAAATATTGTTCAAATGAATGTTGTAGGGTTGCAACAAATAAAAGAATTATGGAGAAGTATTATCAGAAAAGGGCTAGGCTTCGTGGAGAAGAAAGACTATGTAGTTGTGGATCCCAGCTAAGTAGATATAATCCAGATGATAAGTGTGAGCTCTGTCACATACAAGAAAGAAAAAACAAGAAATCTATAGCATTGGAGGTAATGCAAGGTGTCGTTAGCAACACTAAAAAAACATCACGCAAATAAGGTACTAGGTATTGACGCATCAACAACCTCTATAGCTTTTTGTTTATTTGAAAATGGTAAGCCAACAAGAATGGGAAAGTTGCCAATAGTTGGATCTGATATTTATGAAAAGGTTAGAGATGCACACATTAAGTCACAAGCATTGTCTAAACTAGTAACACCTGATTATGTAGCAATTGAGTCCGCAATTATGGTTAGGTCAGCTGATGCAGGGTTAAAGATTGCTATGATTGTTGGTGCTGCACTATCTGCAATCCTTAGACCAGAAACAAAAGTAATTACAGTTGCTCCAGTTCAATGGCAGTCTTTTATTGGCAATAAGAATCCAACAAAAGCAGATAAGCTTGCAATCCAGCAAGAGTTCCCAGATAAGTCTGCTACCTGGTATAAAGCTACAATTAGAGAACGCAGAAAACAAAAAACAATGAACTACTTTATTGATAAGTTTGGTGTTGATATTACAGACAATGATGTTGGCGATGCTACTGGAATTGCCTACTACGCATTTAACAAGTTGACGGAGCGTTAGAATGGCAGCAAAACTATATCAATCAAAGGTGTGGCTAACTAAAAGATATCAAGTGGACAAGAAAACTATACAAGAAATTGCAAAAGAATGTGACACAAGTCACCAAACCATATTCAGGTACCTAACTGAATTTGGACTAATGAGAGATCAGAGGACATGGAAGAAAAGATGAGACTAAATCTTAGCGGTGTAAATATGCGTGGAGATTTTGGAAAACAAGATATGGGTTATCCTTTAGCATCTACAAACATGCTTAATGCTTTTACTAACAATAATGTGCAAGTAACCACTTTTGATCCAACAAGCAAGGTTAATTTATCTTATGCTGTTCCAGATAATCATGTGTTGTTTTCTGGGTCTTATAATATTCTATACTCCTGCCATGAAACTTCTGAGATATCAGATAGATGGGCAGATTGTATAAAAAAGGGAGACGAACTTTGGACCGCTTCTAGTTGGGCTGCAGATGTTTTTAGAAAAAAGTATGATGGACACATTAATGTTTTTCCACATGGAGTTTCTGGAAAATTTATTCCAGCAAAAAGAAGGCTCCAAGACGATAAGTTTTTCTTTTTACATAATGGAGAGCCTTACGTTAGAAAAGGTGGGCAGATGGCTGTTGAAGCTTTCTTGGAAGAATTTGCAGATGATGAAAACGTATTCTTAATTCTTAAAACATATGATCAGGGACATACGATTCAAGTTGATGATGGCACTGGAAAACTTGTGAGCCCAGAAGTTGCTTACAAGAATATTAAAACTATAAAGAAGTCTGTATCTTTTAATGACTATCTTAGAATCCTGCACAATACTCATTGTTTTATTTATCCATCATGGGGTGAGGGATTTGGTATGATGCCACTAGAAGCTATGGCAACTGGAATGCCAACTATTACAACTTGGGAGTGGGCAGAGTATAAGGACGACATTGCTTTTAAAATTGATAGTGACATTGTTCCAGTACCAGATAGAATTCCAGGATACCTAAAAGAAACATATCTTGGAAATGTCTACATGCCACGCAAAGAAAGCTTGAAAAGTCAGATGCGTATGGTGTATAATAATCATCTAAATGAATTTGAAAACAGCTTTGAAAAGTCTATAAGTATTCACAAGAGATGGAACTGGGATACACTTGCAGAAAAATATGCAATTCCTAGACTAAAAGAAATATATGGAGAATTAAATGTTTGAGTACAAAGAAGAAGAAAAGTTTCATATTGAGGTGGATCAAGTAAACCATCCCCTTCACTATACAAGCGACCCCTCTGGAGTTGAGTGTATTCAGATTACACGTCATAGAAACTTTAACATTGGAAATGCTTTTAAGTATTTGTGGAGAGCGGGTATAAAAGATGACAAAAGACAAATTGAAGATCTGCAAAAAGCAATATTTTATATTAATGATGAAATTAATAGGTTAGAGGGAAAATAATGCCAACGTATGAATACACCTGTATTGAGTGTGACAA